CTTTGTTGAAATCTATATGAGTTTTTTGTGCGCTTTTAGAAACAATGTTTTTGAATCTATCTAAGAAACTAGCCATCCAATACGAAAATTTTTAATTATACAAAAATAGTAATTATATTACAAAGAAATTGGTTCGTTTACCATATTGCGAATAAACGCCATATCTAATGCAGTCCATCTGGTGATTAAAGCGATCCATTGGCTTATTTATTATAGTGCCATCCTTTAATTCTGTCCAGTAGTAATTGTGATATTCTTTTATTATGTTTTTTGATTCCTGGCTTACTACTATGTTAAATTCCTTTAGCAGTGATATTCCAGCGTTAATTGATCCTGTACCTTTTACAGCTGGTTTAACGTACATTCCCAGGCGTTTCATTTCCTCACCAGACTTAGGCTCGGCAGCATCGTAGAAAGTAAGTGTTTGATCATATCCTAATCTTTTAAGCTCCTCTACTATGTCGCTGTTTGTAAGTCCTGTCTTATAAATTAGCTCGTGAATGTAAATGGTGTCTCCTTTGCGTACTATATACGATGCCGCTGTAGGATCATTTGTGTAGCCAAAATCGAGTCCTATCACGCCCTCAGTATCCCTATCAAACTCTGGAAAGTCGCTATAAGGTATAAATGTCCAGTTACTAAATATCTGGCGTGCTGAGAATACTGCCTTTTGACCCTCTCCAAAAACTCTCCAGTAATCTGGATCACGCTCTTTCATTCGCTCTATCTCAAATACTAGATCTGAGGATAGGAATTTATTATCCTGGTACGTTGTTATCCAGGTGTCGCAGTCATCTCTAGGAATTATTTCATCATATATCCAGTGCACAGGATCACTAGGGTTAAAATCCAGGATAATATAATCAGTACATCTCATATTAATTTGGCGAAAATCCTCCTGGTCTAATTCATTAGCCTCGTTTAAAAATGCTATGTTTCTTTTACGACCTCTGATTTTCTGCGGCGCATCTACTGACAGGAACTCTACTAAATGATTACTATAGGTAAAATGTCCCTCGACTTTGTTTAGTACAGCGCCATCCTCAAACATACCTACAGACTCAGCAATCTCCAGAAAGTCCCTTTGTACAGATCCTTTGAGTGCTGGTAGTGTTTTTCTTACTATTGATATTACTAAAGGCTCTTTAGATGAGGTAAGTAGCCATATAAGATACTGGCATATTGCATACGTTTTGCCGCTTCTAGTTCCGCCCTGGTGAACTCTGAGCCTAGCATTAGAATTTTTTAAATCGTAAAATTGTCTATTTATTTTCTGTATCATCTTTGCGATCCGCTGGGATCCACTCAATAACCCTAGATGTTAATCCCCCTGTTTGTTTTATTTCTTGTCTGGTCCCATTCAATCTATGAGCCTCGTGTTCTTCAGATATCATTTTCATAGCTGCTATTTGTAGGCTAGGAGTTTCTGAATCAATCCAGTTAGAAAGCATCTTAGTTTTTTTAGATACTCTCATTTCCTCTACTGCCTTTTTTATGGCGTCAGATTCGTGTAGCTTATGATTGTAAAAAGTCTCCTTAGAACAAGGCAAAAACGCCACTATATGCTCCATAAACATTAGTTTATGCTTACTTATTGCAGCCAGTGATTTTTTCTCAAGTTCTTTAGTATCGTATGCCATATTTTTTATCCCCATCTAAAACTGACTCCAATAATAAAAAGATATATATCAATGCTTTTCATTGTATTATCCTCGAATGAGTTTAAATACTCAACTCCGAAAACTATTCCCATCAAAGGATAAATTTGAATTTCAGTCATTGTTTAATTTATTATACAAAAATACGTAAAAATCCCAGACAGCTTGTTGATAGTCTTTAGGATCGTGTAGTTTGTTAGTAGTATGCGCCTGGTCATTGACTACATAGACTAAAATAAACTTTCCATTCCTGGGCTTTGGATATATTCTTACTCCATTGTCATCACACCACTTAAAAGCCCTGTAATGCTTTTCCTCTGTATTAACTACTGGCTGTTTATATTGTTGTTTTTTTGGCATTTTAAAACATTCTTAATTGTGATCGATGATCATCTAGTCTTTTTATAGCTGCATCAAAATAATCTTTGTCTAATTCACACGCTGTTAAATCAAATCCTAAATTATGACAAGCCAAAGCAATACTTCCTGAACCTAAATGAGTATCAAGTATATTATTTCTTTCTTTAGCGTAGTTCATAAGTAACCACTCATATAGTTTTACAGGCTTTTGCGTTGGGTGTATTGGATTTTCATTCCATATATTACATCTATGAAATTCTACCATTCGTGTAACTTTTTTATGACTTGACCACGCCAGTTCTCCATCTGACATTGTTAAGCCTTGTTGCCCTTTATACCAAAATACCCAAGATTTTGTTGGCTTTAAATATTTTGTGAAATAATTTCCACCCCAAATGATTTGATTTTTTGAAACCCTTTGAAGTTCTTCAAAATATTTTTTTGATGGGATTGATTTATCCCATTCTTTAAGTTTATTCTTTTTTCTTATTTGTTTATTTGTGTTAATTTTTCGTTTCTTTTTTCTTATTTGTTGTTTTTCAACTACACAACTTTTAATTCCTATACCATAAGGAGGGTCTACAATAGCTAAGTCAAAGTGATTATCCTCATACCTTGCCATTAATTCCATATTATCTTCGTTTGTTATTTTGATATCTGCCATAACTAAAAAGGTATTTGATCTTTAACTACTGTAAATCTTTGTTTTTTCTCATCTATAGGCTTATAAATACCCCCAGACTTGAAATCTGGAGCAACTGTAAAACTGCCTTGTTGACCATTTTCTTTGCGCTTTACTTTTTGAACGTGTATCTGTACAGCATCCGATTTGTATTGTGTCATCTCGCCTAGACTTCTAAATACAGTAACACAATTAAAAGCCTTATTGAAAAAGTCACTGGATCCAGAAATATCATAAGGCGTTGGAACTTTGTAGTTACCCCTCTCATTAGACTCCATTTTTCTAGGGTGTGCAACCAGGAATAAATGTGTTTTTGTTTGCTGACAAAACTGGGTTATTTTAGATAACATTTGCCCAACGTAACTATGATCTCTTTGTGCTGAATGGTCCAGCATATTCCAGGGATCTATCACTAATAAATTAACGCCTTTTTGAAATACTAAATCTCTAAAGGCATTTAATATCCCATCCAAAGTTAGGTTATCCAGGTCAATTTTAATAAAATAAAAATGCTCCTCAATAAAGTTTTTTGTTTTGTTTAGATCATCATTAGAGCAGTTACGCTCATTTAATTTATTAGCCAGGCGTTTTATATGTCCCTCATAAGGAAACGACTCTGGAGCAAAAAAAGCAGTCCTATGTCCAAATTTTACAGCCATATTACAGGCAATTTGATCCACTACGTCAGATTTTCCAGAGTTTGGAATCCCTGTAACTACAGTCCAGCTCCCTTCAAAATCAACTTTATAGTAATCATCACTATCACCCAAACCAATACTGAAATTTTTAATTCCATAATCGTTATAATTTAAAACGTCTTTCCAAATATCATCAATATTTACGACTCCATCTAAAGGGAAGTGTTTAGCGGTCTTTAAAATGTTTCGTAGTACCTCAGCACCTTTTTCTGTTAAAACCTCATTAGCGTCCTTAAAATCGCCAAATTCGACATACTTACAACGATACTGTCCAAACCTCCTGGCGAGTTCATTTCTTAATGCTAATCCAGGCTGATCATTGTCGGTGCAGAGAACTATCTCTTTTTTGTCTTTAAAAAACTCCCAGCAGTTATCTAAATACTCTAGCCTTTGGTTTCCTTTAGATGCTCCATTAGGTACAGAGCAAACAGAATAAACTCCAGCCTCGTGTAGTGACAAAGCATCCATTTCGCCTTCAACTATGTAAATGGTTTCCATAGTTTTAATATTATCTAAGCCATAGAATATGAGCTCTGCTCCAGACACCATTTTAAAATTCTTCTCAGCATCTCTGAATTTACAGTTGATGAGTTCGCCCTCCCTGAAATAATTAAAATTGATTGCTTTACGTTTTTTCTGAACTTGAGGAAAATACTCTATAGACTCGCCTACTTTCCAATGGCTTAAAGTTGCCTCAGTAATGCCTCTTTTATGAAACCAGGAAAGTGTACGATCCGATAAATCTATAACAGCTTTTGGAGGTTTTACAAATTCTTTTTTTTCTTTAAACTTCACATTCCCACTCCAGCCACAATTGTGACAGTTGTAAACGCCTTTTTCTAAATTTATAGATAAGCAAGGGTCTTTTTTATTTTTCCTGGTGTGTGAGCACTTTGGACAGATTGCCTTTTGCTCAACGGCATTTCCCCTGGGAGTGATGCCAATATTTAAAAATTCGTTTGTCATTGTTTTGTTTGTTTGGTTTGTTTCGGTGTTAAATATAAAAATTAATTTTCAGATCCTAGAATTTCAAATTGCTCATTTCCAAAAATTCCAATGTATTTATTTAGATACATTTCGCCATCCCTGGATTTTCTTAATTTTAAAAGTGACTGAAAATGCTTTCCCCAAAAGCTGTCTCTTTTAACTTCATTACATAACCACCAAAGTTGCTGAGGTTTTACTTTATCTTTTACATCACATAATCGAATTGCATCCAGCCATTGTATTTTTTGCCTGGTGTCTTTAGGTCTGTTTCTCTCGTGGAATAATTTTATAATATGATCATAAGCTAAAATATAATCTTTACGAAAATCTGACACCTTATTATAGGTGTCGGTATTATCTTTTATATTATTAATATTATTATTATATATATTAACCTCCATATTTTTATTACCACCCTGGTCATATTTTTGTGACCCCCCCCTGGTCATATTTTTATTACCACCCCCTGTAGTGCAAATTGTAATGTTTCTTTGAGTTACTTGTTTGGTCTTTTTATCATATTCCAACTCAGTTTTTAAAAAGCCTTGTTCCTGGAGCTGCTTAATCCAATTAGATACAGTTTTCTTATCTACTTTGTATAGTTCAGCAAAATAATTATTGGTTGCCCAGCAAACGCCTTTTTTATTACATAAGGCGGTTATCTCTCCAAATAATAATTTGGAATTGGCGGTCAGTTTTTCGTTATACCTAACATCAGCTGGTATTACTGCATAATAGTTTGGTTTCATAATTTATGCTTTATCTACTATATTTTTAATCTGGTCACAAAAAGATCTAATGTCTCCAAATATTCTTTGGAACTCCTCCAGGGTTATTTTGTTATCATCAAATAATTCCCATAGCGTCTCAATCAACAAGTCATATTCAGCACCAGTCATAGTACCGACATACTCATATCTGACAGAAACATCACCTATTGTAGTTGTTGTACGCCACATACGCTGGTCAATTTCGCTCCAAAAAACATTTCTATATTCACTCATAATTCATAAAATTATCAATTATTTCTTTTGCATCCTCAAATGTATTACACCAGTGCGCATCCCAGGAGGCGTTTTTAAGCCTCTCTAAGCAATTATATTGGTTTTCTGTAGGTTTATTATATCCGACTTTTAATTCGAGCGCTAAACCGCTGTATTTGCTTTTTGATGCAAAAACCAAAATATCTGGGATACCTGCATAACCTCCTAAGTATTTAAATTTGTAACGTTCAAATGGAGAACGCTTACCTTCATTAGGTACGTGAATTGCAAAAGTTCCTGGATATTGCATCTTAATATAATTCATAACGCTGTTTTGCAAACGATCTTCTTTGGTTAAATACTTTTCGAATGGATTTTTTTTCTGCATATCTATAGTAGCCAGGATGTTTAATTCTTTGGATGTCATATCCTTCTTTTTTCTTAGTGCTTGGATCTAAATCACTTACTAAGTTATGCAAAACTATATATATTTCGTTAAATTCTTTGTCAGTTTTTCTTAAATCATAGCAGCTTTTAATATTATGTAGTGCTGTAGCGTGATCCCTGCTCATAGTTTCTCCAATAAATGCCAGACTTTTATGAGTAAATTCCCTGCAAAGTCCAAAATACATTTTCCTTGCATCCACTATGTTTCTTCTCCTTGACTTAACGTTTAGTTTTAAACTAGTATAGGTTTCAACTATTGACTCTATGTCTTTAAGTTTAATAATTTGTTTTTTTTTCATAGTTATAATATTAAAGCGCCATCATCCATATATCCAGCTGCCTGGTATCCTTTCTCTATTCCAGAGGCTAAATAAAAACCCCAGTCAGATAATGCCTTTTGATATGCCTGTCTCCCTATAGAAATCATATCATCATCTAAAGCATAAACCTCAACGCTGTATGGATAATTAGTCTCTACAGCTACAAAGCGAAAGTTTTCTGGAGGAAAGCCTAGCACGTCAGAATAAAAACACGCCTGTAAATGATAAGCGTATTTAAAAAGATCTCTCCTAAATGCTATAGGCGAATTATCCTGGCACGTTTTAACATCACCAATCCAATTGTCGCCAAACACATCTGGGCGCACCCTAATAGGTATTCCATTCATTTTGCCATAGTGTGACAGCTCTACAGTTCCTGTACAATATTTTTGAGCTAAATCGTGCTGTCTTAGATTTTGCATTATTCCAGATATTTTATCCATATCCGCATCCCTTAAAACTTTGCGACTCCCAGCTAACTTTTCGTGTTTTGCTTTTATTTGCTTTCCCTCTTTTGTTCTGCCATCATAGTCAGGCATCAAATAGTAATCCTGGTCAAATTGTTTTTGACCTTCTAACATTATAGTATGAACAGCTGTACCCAGAGCCATTGCTGGCGTTTCTGTAAACTTTGCTGTTAAATAATGCTTTACTGATTTTTTATAAATCATTTTAAGTCCACTCGCTGAGATAGATTTGTGCGAGTGATACTCCTCATTTGTATCTTGTTTAGTAATCAATTCCATTTTCGTTTAGTTTTCTTTTTAAATATTCAAGCTGACCAGTTAGCATAGTCACCTCATTCCTGGAGTTTGCTAAGTATTCTAATAATACTGTAATTCTTTCCTCCATAAATCTTTTGTCATCCTCTGGAGTGCTGTCGTATAAATCGGCTGGTGT